CTAAAGGGCTGCAGAACCAGACACAGAACCTCCAGCAAAAGCTTGTACAGACGGATTACAGCCGTTTGAACGAAGCTAAGACCCGTTTGGAGACCCAACAGGTACAGTTGCGCCAAATCATTGCCAAAGCGCGTGAAGAGAACGACATCAACACTGAGTTAGAAGCGCAAGAGCGCTTGTCTGCCTTGGTGGGTGAGCAGCGTCAAGTAGCAGGTTGGTTGCAATCGCAGCAAGAAGTTGTTCAACAGCAACAATACCAACAAGCACAACCAGCACCTGCTGCGCAACCTCAACGCCCTGTCCCTAGTCCTCGTGCAGAGGAGTGGGCAGAACAAAACTCGTGGTTTGGACAAGACCGCGTGATGACTTATGCTGCGTGGGGCATACACCAAACACTTGTTGAACAAGAAGGTGTTGACCCCAGTTCAGATGAGTACTATACTGAACTTGACAAACGAGTTAGGAATACTTTTCCAGACAAGTTTAAAGAGCAATCCAGACAACAGCGTTCCGCGCCTGCTGTTGCCCCTGCCGCCCGTAGTTCGGGAATAAATAGTGCGCGCCGTACTGTCCGGCTTTCGCCGAGTCAGGTTGCTATAGCAAAAAAACTGGGCGTTCCTCTTGAAGAGTATGCCAAGTATGTTAAGGAGTGAAACAATGACTAAAGTTACTATCGACAAAGCCCCCCGCGCAACCCGCGATACGGAAAAGCGTCGCCGTCCTTGGACCCCTCCCTCACGTCTTGACGCGCCTCCTGCCCCCGAAGGGTTTAAGCATCGTTGGATCCGTGCCGAAGTGAATGGCCATCTGGATAAACAAAACGTCTACGGACGTCTTCGTGAGGGCTATGAACTAGTCCGTCTTGAAGAGTTGCCAGAAGAATATCAAGGCATGATGCCTACCGTTGATGACGGTAAGCATGCTGGAGTTGTTTCTGTAGGTGGACTTTTGCTTGCAAGAGTTCCCGATGAGACTATTGCAGAGCGCAACGAGTATTACCGCCGTAAGGCTCAGGAACAGTTACACGCTGTTGACAACGAGATGATGCGAGAAAACGCTCACTCTACAATGCGAATTCAGGCTCCCGAGAGGAGCTCGCGCACAACATTCCGTCAACAATAAAACGTTGATTCTTTAATTTTTGTAGGAGCTACAAATGGCAAACGTAAATAAGCCTTTTGGCCTGCGTCCCATTGGTAACCTATCTGCTACTGGAGCCCAGAAGCAGTATGGCTATCAAATTGCGGATAACCAAGCCGGAGCAATTTTTCAAGGCGATTTAGTTGTCGTATACGACGGCTACATCATTAAGTATGACGCATCCACGCACACCGCCCCCACAGGCGTGTTCAACGGTTGCCAATACTATGACCCAACCCGTGCGGGCAAGCCCACATGGAAAAACTTCTACCCCGGTAGTGTTGATATCACTTCAGGCATCATTGCTTGCGAAGTGTTAGATGATCCTAACCAACTGTTCTTGATCCAAGCTGCGGGTACTATTACTCAAGCCGAGATCGGTAAGAATGCTGATCCTACTGCTTCCACAACTGGTAGCACTGTGACTGGTATTTCTAACGGTACATTGGGTACACCCGCGAAGACTGCTGCATTGACTATGAAAATTGTTGGTTTGAGCGATCAGCCTGACAATGAATTGGGTCAATACGCTGTGGTTGTTGTTAAACTTAATCAACACCAGTACGGTAGTACCGGCGTTGCTGCTGACGGAGCATAATCATGGCTATTACACGTTCCCAACTAGTAAAAGAACTTGAGCCCGGCCTGAACGCATTGTTCGGCTTAGAGTACAAGCGTTACGAAAACGAGCACGAGCAGATCTTCTCTATCGAGACTTCTGACCGTGCATTTGAAGAAGAGGTCATGTTGACTGGCTTCGGTTCTGCTCCAGTGAAAACTGAGGGTGCCGGCGTTCAGTACGACACAGCACTGGAATCCTTCACAGCCCGCTACACACACGAAACCGTTGCTATGGCTTTCGCGTTGACAGAGGAAGCTGTGGAAGATAACTTGTATGACCGCTTGTCAGGTCGTTACACCAAGGCTATGGCTCGTTCAATGAGCTTCACAAAGCAAGTAAAAGCTGCTTCTGTGTTGAACAACGGTTTCACTGGCGGCAACTATGCCGGCGGCGACGGCGTTGCATTGTTCGCAACCAACCACCCAACTGCTTTGTCTTCCAACTATGCAAACACTCCCGCAGTGCCTGCAGACTTGAACGAGACATCGTTGGAGCAAGCCTTGATTGACATCGCAGCGTTTATCGACGAGCGTGGCTTGAAGGTCGCTTTGACTGGCCGCAAGATGATTGTTCCTAAGGAACTGCAGTTCACTGCAGAGCGCCTGATGAAGAGCACTTTGCGTACTGGCACGGCTGACAATGATGTCAACGCTATCAAGTCTATGGGCATGCTCCCAGAAGGCTATTCTGTCAACCACTACCTGACAGACGTCAACGCTTGGTTCATCATCACTGATGCACCTAACGGCTTGAAAATGTTCGAGCGCTCACCTATCAAGACAGCCTTTGAAGGCGACTTTGACACAGGTAACGTTCGTTACAAGGCTCGTGAGCGTTACAGCTTTGGCTGGTCTGACCCACGTGGCGCTTACGGTTCGCCCGGCGCATAATATTTCTTCGGAAATATGTGAAGGGGGCCTTGTGCCCCCTTTTCTTTTGTTGTATATTGCATTTACTCCGGGTCTATCCGGTGCATCAAACAGTCCCGGCTGACGACATACAGATTGATGCGCCTAACTTGTATGTAAGGAAAAATCATGGCATCTACCACGTTTAATGGACCAGTTCGTTCCGAGAATGGCTTCCAGTCCATCACAAAAAGCGCTACCACTGGCGCAGTCACTGTCAACGCTACGTTTGGCGCTGCTACTAGCATAACAAGCTTGGTTTACAGAAACCAAAACCACCCTACAACTGCTGCGATTAACGCTACGGCTGTAGCTACTGCAGCAGAAGTTGCAACTGGCTACATCACTTCTACGTCAGCCGCCTCTACAACCATCACGTTGCCTACAGGCACATTGTTGGGTGCGGCAATTGGTGCTACTCGCGGTACCGTGTTGGAGTTGTATGTTGACAACACTGCTGGCGCAAGCACAGTCACTATGGCTGTTGCAACCAACGGTATTTTGTCTAGCGCTGCTGCTGATACAGCAGGCAGCTTTGGTGACTTGACAATTGCAGCCGGTGCAACTGGCCTTGCCCGTTTCACTATCATGTTCTCCAGCGCAACGGCCTACGTGTTTACCCGTACTGCTTAATTGATCTAGGGGGCCTCGGCCCCCGTTTACAAGGAGATTAATTATGGGTTTTCAATATGACGTAAAAGCGAAGACGATGGCTTCGACTGCTGCCACTGGCATTGGTCAGCCTCGCGCGCGTATCAAAGCAGTCTATTTTGTTGCGGGGACCGCGGGCTACATTTCTTTTACAGATGGTGGCTCGGGCGGTGTAGAACGACTCCGTATTGCTGCTCCGGCCAGCACGGCAGGAAACGGCTCTACCTCTGTTTTAATTCCCGGAGATGGTATTGTCTTTTTAGATGATCCCTATTTAACAATCAGTGGCCCTACCTCGGTCACATTCTTCTACGGATAAGGAGTCCAAAATGGGACGAGCAGCAAAAATGGCAGATGATCAGTACCAAGGCGAAGTTCAGCCCGGTGCACAGAAGCAAGACATGAGCAAAAGCGGTGCTAAACAGACCCCTCGCAAAACAGTGGCTCCTTCTGGCTCCACTACGCCGCGTGGCGTAGGTTTGGCTCGTAACAAGCCCTGCAAGATGTACTGAAATGGCTAAGACTCCTGCTTGGCAGCGGAAAGAAGGCAAAAGTGCCAGTGGCGGATTAAACGCCAAGGGCCGTGCTTCTTACAACAAGGCCAATCCGGGTAAACCCGGATTAAAGGCTCCGCAGCCAGAGGGGGGTTCTCGCAAAGACAGCTTCTGTGCCCGTATGGAAGGCATGAAAAAGAAGTTGACAAGCGAGAAGACAGCCAAGGATCCAGATAGCAGGATTAACAAGAGCCTGAAGAAGTGGAAGTGCTAAATGGAAAGCATTGTTTGGAACATGGTCCTAACGGCAGGCGTAGGGTTTGTAGGCTGGGTTCTGCGCGATAAAGCAGCAGAAATAAACCGTCTACAGATCTTAATTAATCGCACCCGCGAAGAAATTGCCAAGGAATATGTGACCAAAGCCGAAGTCCATGCAGACATCAATCGTGTTTTGGATAGACTAGACCGGTTGGATGAGAAGTTAGATCGTTTAATGGCAACAACTCTAAAAGGATAGCATGATGAAATATAAAGACGGCGGACTCGCAAAAAAAGGCGAAGGCATTGCTAAAAAGGGCTTTGCTAAAGGCGGCATGGTTGCAGGCGTAAGCCAATCACAGGGTAAAACCTTGAACCAAAACGTTAAGAAAATGGAAGGTGACAAAGTTGCCGTCCGTGGTGTTGGCGCAGCCCGTGCTCGCACAGCAATGATCTACTGATATGGCTGTTTCCGGCGTATCCGATTTTGATCTGCAGTTTGACGACCTCATAGCTGAGGCGTATGAGCGCTGCGGTATTGAGGTGCGCGATGGTTACGACATGAAGACGGCGCTTCGCTCCGTCAACTTGATTTTTGCAGAATGGGCTAACCGCGGATTGAATCTTTGGACAATTGAGCAGCGCCAACAGGTGCTGACTCCCGGTGTGTATGAGTATGACCTACCCGCGGACACGATTGACGGCCTCTCAGCCGTGATTCGGACCAATGCAGGCCAGTCTACCCAGCAGGACATCACAATCGACCGTATAGGCCGCGCAGAGTGGCTGCATGTGCCTAACAAGTTGACCCAGTCACGTCCTGCGCAGTACTACATTCAACGCACAGTGCCGGCCAAGGTGTTTTTGTACCCAGCACCGGATGCAACGCAGACTTGGACGTTTGTCTACTATGCGATTCGCCGCATGGATAACGCGGGCGGTTTTACTAACACTGCTGACATCTCTTTCCGATTCTTGCCTTGTTTAGCGGCAGCGTTGGCGTACTATTTGGCTGTCAAGAAAGCCCCTGACCGTGTCATGCTGCTCAAGCAAATGTACGAAGAAGAGTTTATGCGTGCAGCAGCAGAGGACCGTGAGCGCTCGGGCTTCTTTGTGGTACCTACGTATACACAGAGGTAAGCCATGGCCTATGTATCAGGCAAATTTGCAATTGCGCTGTGCGACAGGTGTGGCCAACGGTACAAACTTAATACGCTTACCAAGGAATGGACAGGCTTTAAGACCTGCCCTGAGTGCTATGAGCCTAAGCATCCACAGTTGGAGCCAAAGCGCTCGATAAATGAGCCACAGGCCTTGCAACAACCTCGTCCAGAGAGTAGACTTGGGGTTACCGTCTACGTCGGGTTCACGGCTGATACTTCGTTTGCTAGTATCGGAATGATGCCGATGCCTTATGCCAAACCACTGACTGCTCAAGCAGTCCTTGGAACAGTCACAACGAGCATCACATGACATACACCGAATTAAAAGCTGCCATCATTGCTTACACCGAAAATCAGGGGTTTACGGCCACTGATTTAGCCACGTTTACAAAGCAGGCAGAGCAGCGCATTTACAATTCGGTTCAGATTGCCAATTTGCGCAAGAACGTTACGGGAGTCTTGTCTTCTGGCAACAAATATTTGGCTTGCCCTAACGATTATTTATCCAGCTATTCTTTGGCTGTTTATCCCTTTGTCAGCACGACTGCAACAGGTACTGCTGGTCAATTAACGATTGTTGTAGCCAGCGCCTCGGGTATTGTTGTGGGTCAATATGCTGCTGGAACAGGTATTGGCACAGAAGCGGTAGTGACACTGATTGTGGGCACCACTATCACTTTAAGTGTGGCTAATAGTGGCACCGTGTCAGGAACGATTACTTTTCAGGGCGACTACACGTACTTGTTGAACAAGGATGTCAACTTTATTCGTGAGGTGTACCCCAATCCCCGCGACATAGCACTTCCTAAGTATTACGCTATCTTTGGCCCACAGTCAGCAAATGACGCTGAGTTGTCGTTCATTTTAGGCCCAACGCCTGATGCAAATTACTACGCTGAGTTGCATTACTACTACTATCCACCATCCATTGTGACTGCGGAAACAACGTGGCTGGGCGATAACTTTGACTCTGCACTTTTGTATGGTTGCTTGGTGGAAGCCTACACCTACATGAAGGGCGAGCAGGATATGATGGTTTTGTACGATACCAAGTACAAAGAAGCGTTAATGCTTCTGAAGAACTTGGGTGATGGTAAGCAACGTGGTGATGCTTATCGCGACGGTCAACTTAAACTGCCTGTGAGGTAATAGATGATTACAGCAGGACTTACCGATAGTTTTAAGCAGCAGTTGTTGCTAGGTGTGCATGATTTTGCAACGGATACGTTTCGTATTGCGTTGTATACGTCCTCTGCTACGCTAGGTCCCAATACAACTATCTACAGCAGCACAAATGAGGTATCTGGAACAGGATACACCGCACCGGGTCTGGTTTTAACAAATATCACTATCCTTCTCTCACAAGGGGTGGCATATGTTAGTTTTGACAATCCTGCATGGGTAGGCGCAACATTTACCACGCGTGGAGCATTGATTTACAACGCTACCAAAGCGGGAAAATCAGTTGGCGTGCTTAATTTTGGTGTGGATCAGACCATGTTAGGCCAATCTTTTACCATTCAACTTCCGACAAACAATCCGGAAAACGCATTAATCCGCATCTCTTAAGGAGCTTCCATGACTATCGACAAAATGACTGCCACTGACGTGGTGCAAGCCACAACCAAATACAACACTACACCTGAAGACTCCATGAGCATTCAAGGTTTTTACACTGCTGTCTGCCACGGCGCTGACGGTCAGATCAAGTGGACAGAACCTTTCTGCAATCTGGTCACTACAGTGGGCAAGAACTTAACTCTGGATACCATTCTTGGCAACTCAGCCGCTGGCGCAGTTGTGATGGGTCTTAAGGGTGTAGGAACTGCCAACGTTGCAGACACACAAGCCTCTCACGCAAGCTGGTTAGAAGTTGGTTTAGCTAACGCTCCTACATACTCAGGCAACCGTCCTACACCATCATTCAGCGCGGCTTCTGCTGGTAGCAAGACAACATCTTCTGCGGTGTCGTTCTCTATCACTGGTACAGGTACTGTTGCAGGTTGCTTCATCAACATTGGTGGTAGCGCAACTAAAGACTCTACAACTGGAACATTGTTCTCCGCTGGAGACTTTTCTAGTTCTAAAGCTGTTGTGTCTGGCGACACCATTGCTGTTACTTACACTGCTACATTGACCTAAAATGGCTGCGGGCTGGGGCGATAATACCTATGGCGAGTTCGGGTGGGGCGGTGTTACCGTCTACGAAGAAAGCGTTATTGAGTATTTGCCTACGCCCAATAGCTGGGGAACGGCGGCATGGGGAGCCGATGCTTGGGGTGGCATAACTCAGTTTACTGAAACCCAGACCACCACAACTCAATACAACGAATCAATTGTTGAGCCTTTAGCCACACCCACGCCTTGGGGTGAAGGTGCTTGGGGCTTTAGTGTTTGGGGCGGTTCTGGCGAGTTTGTAGATACAGTCTTTGGCGGCTTTGTTTTGGCGGCCTCAGTTACAGAAACTGCGGCTATATCTGATACAAATGAAGCAATAACTACCTACACCAACGCTGTTTCAGACAGTATGGCTACCTCCACCACGGAGTCAGCCACAGCCAACTTCCCAGCATCTGTTACAGAAACGGCGGCAACAAGTACGACTGAGGCAGTAGCGGCAACGTTTGCCAAGGATATAACAGAGACTGCGGCAATAGATGAAACGCAGACTGTAGCGGCTACGTTTGCTAGAAGTGTGACGGAAACAGCAGAGTTAACGGATTCAAATACCGCAATAACGGATTACACGACTACAGTAACAGAGTCTGTGGTTACAAGTACAACGGAGTCTGCTACGGCAAACTTCCCTGTTTCTATTACGGAAACGAATGCCATTGTGTCGGTTGAGCAGGCCGTAGCTATTTTTGTGGGTAGCGTAACGGAATCTGTGGCTATTGCAGAGCAACAGCTTGCCACGTTGATTATGACCATCACAGAAACGATGGCTATAGCTGACTCGACTACAGTTGGAACATATTACATAGAATTTATTGCAGAGCTTGCGGCTATCATAGATAATCCAGTAGCGGCAACAACATACCCTGTAAGCAGGTCTGAAACGGCGGCAATAACAGACACAAATAGCGGACGATTCTTGTGGGAAATTATTGATGACACACAAGGCGTTACATGGCAAAATATCAGCAATCCACAAACACCGGGCTGGTCGGATGTTGATACAACTGAATCGCCCGGCTGGACACAAATTTCTACACAGTAGGAGCAATAGATGGCAAATACAGCGCTAATCGGACTAACCCTCCCGGCAACAGGCACATTGTCTGGTCAATGGGGTGACACAGTTAACAACGCCATCTCGCAGATTGTGGACGTTGCCGTTGCAGGCACTCAGACAATTTCAACTGATGCCGACATCACATTAACCCTGACTACAGGTACTTATGCTTCTACCGGTCTAACCGCAAATAGCTCACAGTACGCAGTTTTGCTATGGACAGCGGGCGGCACAGCTACACGAACCATCACGGTTCCAGCACAGTCCAAGACCTACGTTGTTATCAACAAAACATCTAGCACCCAGTCCATTCTTGTCAAAGCGGCAACTGGTACGGGCGTAACTGTAGCGGCTGGTACACGGGCAATCATTGCTTGGGACGGCACTAACTTTGTTAATGTGGGCGGTGGTCTACCAGCAGGCTCTAACACTCAAGTTCAATTTAACAATGCTGGTGCATTTGGCGCTTCTGCCAACCTGACCTTTGACGGTACAACGCTGACAGCCAATGACATCATTGATTCTTCACTGACAGCCAGCAAGCCCGTCTTTACAGACGGCAGTAAGAACTTGGTGTCTACTGGAACTCTTGGCGTTGACCAAGGCGGTACAGGTTTAACCACTTTGACTGCCAACAATGTTATTCTAGGTAATGGCGCTTCAAACCCAACGTTTGTTGCACCCGGCACAAATGGTAACGTTTTAGTGTCTGATGGCACTACATGGACATCCGCTGCACCTGCGGCATCTGGTGTATCTCAAGCGAGAGCAACGGCTATCGCAATGGTCTTTGGCTTTTAAGGAACTATCATGGCAAATCCAAATCTTTTCGCCGCGACCACAGCGTCAGGCACAACTACATACCTCACACCCGGTGTCACAACCGCAGTGGTTTTGGTTCCTAACGCCGCTTCTAGCGGTCAGGTCTTCAAGATCAATCAGATTGTTGCGGCTAACGTAAATGGTTCTGCGGCTGTAGATACTACAGTTTCTATCTACACCAACGGCGCACAGGCTCAAGGCTCTGCCCCATCTAGCGGTACAGCTTATCCAATCGTGTCTACAGTGTCTGTACCTGCTGATGCTTCATTGATTGTGGTTGATAAAACGACTGCTGTATATTTGATGGAAGGCTCATCCATTATTGTGACATCCGGCACAGCCAGCGGCATCACATACACAATCAGCTACGAAGTCATTTCTTGATCGGGGTAGAAGATGTCCCAACGCTACCAAGGCGGGTTCCTTACCGCTTCCTATAATGGGTTGAAAGTACCTGACGCGCCTACTATTGGCACGGCAACTGGGGGAAATGCCTCTGCGTCTGTAACTTTTACAGCGCCTGCTAATGTAGGTGGTGGGGCTATCACGGGATACACGGCAATTGCCACTCCCGGTGGAGCTACAGGTACAGGCGCATCTTCTCCGGTTACAGTTAGCGGTTTGTCCAATGGTACGGCGTACACGCTTCAAGTATTGGCTACCAATATCTATGGTTCTGGCCCATTAAGTGCGGCATCAAATAGCGTAACACCCGCAGTCCCAGCTGGGCCTACATCAGTTAACTATCTTGTAGTTGCTGGTGGCGGTGGTTCTGGCGTAAACCGTGGAGGTGGCTCTGGCGCTGGCGGATTTAGGACTGGTACGTCTTTTTCTATTGGTGCGTCATTTACAGTTACAGTAGGTGCTGGTGGCGCGGGTGGTGTTAGCCCAAGTAATGATGGCGCGGCTGGAAACGGTACAAACGGAAGTAATTCTGTATTTGATACGATCACTTCTGCTGGTGGTGGATTTGGCGCGGCTAGAACTGCTGGTAATGGCTCGGCTGGCGGCTCTGGAGGAGGCTCTGGAGAATCTGGAAGCGGCGGTGCTGGAAATACGCCTTCTACATCCCCTTCTCAAGGTAGTTCAGGTTCTGGTGGTGATGGTAACGGCTCTGGCGCTGGCGGCGGTGCTGGCGGTGCGGCGGCGGCTAAGACAGGTGGTTTAGGAACGGCATCTAGTATTACTGGAACTTCTGTAACTTACGCAGGGGGTGGTGGCGGATCAGCAGACTCCAGTTTTGGTTATGGTAATGGTGGTTCTGGGTTGGGCGGTGGTGGTGCAAATGGAAAATCTGGCGGGCAAGGCGTTGGAAATTCTGGCACTGCAAATACAGGTGGTGGCGGTGCTGGTAGTGGAAGTAGTGCGCCGCCCTATCAAAATGGCGGCTCGGGGGGTTCTGGCGTTGTGATTATTGCCTACTCATCAACATTTGGGGATTTCACTTCAATTGGTGCTGGTCTAACCTATACCAAAACTACCTCTGGTGGAAATACCATCTACACATTTACAGCCGGTACAGGCACAGTCACTGTCTAAGGATAAGTAATGCCTAATTATTCAGGAATTTGGACATCAAGACAGCAGATGCAAGCTGTTGCGGCAAGCACTTGGCCTACTGCACCAAGTGTACCCGGTGCGCCTACAATAGGTACGGCTACTGCGGGAAATGCTTCTGCATCCGTAACTTTTACAGCACCCTCTAATCCCGGTTTCCCTGCAACAATTACAGGTTACACAGCAACATCCAGCCCCGGCGGATTTACGGGGACTGGAGCATCTTCGCCTATTACAGTCTCTGGTTTGTCTAACGGAACAGCTTATACGTTTACCGTAACCGCAACAAACGCAACGGGTACAGGCCCAGCTAGTGCCGCATCTAACAGTGTGACTCCAGCCTTCAGTGGCCCAACAGCAGTTAATTACCTTGTAGTTGCTGGTGGAGGCGGTGCTGCAGCCAGCGGCGGTATCAATGCAGGCGGTGCGGGTGCAGGTGGATTTAGGTCTGGTACTTCTTTTGCTGTCAGTGGTTCGTTCACGGTAACGGTTGGCGCTGGTGGCGCGGGTCAGTCTGGCCCCGGCGAGGGAAGTGGAACGGGGTCTGGAACTCAAGGTAGTAGTTCAGTATTCTCGACTATTACATCTGCTGGTGGTGGTGCTGGTACTGGTAACGCGGTTGGCCCGAATGCCGCTGGTGGTTCTGGCGGTTCTGGTGCTGGTGGTTCTAGTAATGGTGGTGGCGGCGGCCCCGGCGGTGCTGGAAATACACCATCTACATCTCCATCGCAAGGTTTTGCGGGTGGTAACGGCGGTGGCGGCCCGTACTATGGCGCAGGCGGCGGCGGTGCTGGCGGTGCTGGTACTACTACCAATGGCGGCCCCACGGTTGGTACTGGTGGCATAGGAGCCGTTAACCCAATTGTAGGATCGGTCTGGGGAGAGTATTCTGCTCCGTCTTACTATCTTGCAGGTGGTGGCGGTGGCGGTGGCGGCCCTGCTGGATATGCCAATGGTGGTCTTGGTGGTGGCGGCAAAGGAACTGGCGGCCCCGGCTCGTTGTCAGCTACGCCCGGAACAACTAACTATGGTGGCGGCGGCGGTGGCGGTACAAACATTGGATCACCTGCTGATAAAGGATGGGCTGGTGGTTCTGGTGTGGTTATTATTTCTTATCCATCTACCTTTGATGACTTTGCATCAATTGGTGGCGGTTTAACCTATACCCTAACAACTGCTAGTGGCTTTAAAATTTACACATTCACCGCTGGTACAGGAACAGTTACTGTTTAAAGGAAATTAACATGGCACATTACGCATTTTTAGATTCAAACAACATTGTTACCGAAGTCATCGTTGGTAAAAACGAGGGCGAAGACGGTATTGATTGGGAGCAACACTACGGTGAGTTCCGTGGTCAAACGTGTAAACGCACAAGCTACAACACTGCTGGCAATACACATCATTTTGGTGGCACTCCATACCGCAAGAACTACGCTGGTATTGGCTACACATATGATGCTGGACGCGATGCTTTTATTGCACCAAAGCCTTATGCCTCTTGGGTGCTAAACGAAACAACTTGCTTATGGAATGCTCCTACACCGATGCCAATAGACGATAAGCGCTACACATGGGATGAAGCAACCACTTCATGGGTTGAGGTAACAAATGTCTAAGCAGTATCCGGGTGGTGTAATAACTAAGACACCCGTAACGCCTAGTGGCCCTTACGAAAACAGTACGGCTTCTGGAATTTGGACGCTTACAGAACAGGCTTACTGGACAAAGCTAGGCCAATGGCCTACGGCGGGTAATGTTCTTGCTTTTAATGTTAATTATCTTGTAATTGCTGGCGCAGGTGGCGGTGGGACTAATGTTGGTGGAGGCGCTGGTGCAGGTGGGTATTTAACTGCCACTGGATTTGTTCCCGGCGCATCCTTCACCGTAACTGTTGGCGGAGGTGGTGCAGGTGGCGGTGGCTCTCCCGGTGCTGCATCAAGTCCCGGGTCAAATTCAGTATTTTCTTCTTTTACTGCTGTTGGTGGGGGTGGCGGTGGCCCCGGAAACTTTACGCCAGCGTCTGGTCTAAACGGCGGTTCTGGCGGCGGCCAAGGTGGTTATGGTGGTGGCGGGACTGCTGGTACAGGAACACCGGGTCAAGGCTTTAATGGTGGAACGGGCGATAGTACAGCAAGTAGTAGTTCAAGCGGCGGTGGTGGTGGTGGTGCAAGTGCGGTGGGCCAGTCTTACCCTAATGCAAATGGTGGCGATGGTTTAGCATCATCTATTACAGGAACTTCCGTAACTAGAGCAGGTGGTGGAGGCGGTGGTGGATATGCCGCTGGCTTTGGTACTGGCGGCGCTGGTGGCGGGGGTAATGGCGGATTAAACGGTACTGGCGGTGGTGCTGGAACGGCCAACACAGGCTCTGGTGGCGGAGGCGGCAGTACAAGTTACGCTTATGGCGGAAATGGTGGTTCTGGTATTGTTGTTATTGCCTACGCATCAACTTTCCCAGACCTTACATCTATTGGCGGCGGCTTAACTTATACCAAAACAACTTCTGGTGGTAACACCATTTACACATTCACCGCTGGCACAGGAACCGTGACTGTTTAAATATGATTGTTAACAACTTATTTCCAACCCCTGTTGCTGGATTTGAATTAGGGCGTGACTTGTCTGAAGTTGAGTGCGAACACTTGTTCAACCTAGAGACACGCCCAAATCAAGGAAATGTTACGAGTGTAGACAACAATGTATTGAATAAACCAGAGTTACATTCTTTAACAGAGTTTTTAAATAACTCACTGCAAGAATACTTTAATGCAGTTTACTCGCCTAAAACTGATGCGGATTTGTGCATCACACAGTCTTGGGTAAACTACACCAAGTCAGGTCAGTACCACCATAAACACGCACACCCAAACTCTTTAATATCTGGCGTGTTTTACATTCAAGCGGCAAAAGAAACAGACAAGATACATTTTTTTAAAGATGGTTTTCAGCAACTTAGGATCATCCCAAAAGATTTTAATTTGTACAACTCTGAGTCTTGGTGGTTGCCAGCGGTAACTGGAACGTTGTATTTATTTCCATCATCGTTAACGCACATGGTTGAGCAAGTTAAAGGTGAAGACACAAGAATTAGCCTTTCATTTAACACATTCCCAAGAGGGATTATTGGTGATGAAATAGGTTTAACTGGCTTAAAGCTAGGCTGATCATGTGGGACTGGGCTGAAGCATTCATTGCGGCAGTCCTTATTGTGGCCTTCGTCATCTATGGCACGTACATAATTGCATGGACTTTGGTGTGATAAATGCGATGGCTGTTGATGCTCTTTTTGGTGTTTCTACCGGGAGCAGCCAGCCAAGATAGGAAGACTGAATACCGCTGTGTGCGGTGGGCGTGGACGGGTGATGTTTATAACCGCAAAGTTGTTTGCCTACAGTGGGAAAAGGTTGTAC